CTCTTTGCAACTACGATCAATGCCTCTGATGCGGATCCGACTACGTCGTCGGCTTCACCTCTGAGTGCTGCGATCCTGAACTTCGATCCGCCTTATTAACGGATCTTAGTCTCTTAATTCCAAGGGGGTCCCCATGTCTTCTAAGAAGTATGGGTCTAAATTCCTTAAAGGATTTAGATCATATCGCGTTTCACCAAGGCTTACGGCTTTGGCAATCAAGAAATTTCTTCTTGCCCTGGATTGTCCTCGAGCGCTGACTGTTTGGATTCTCTACGAAAGTGGGGAACACGAGCAGTTAGCTAAACTTGAGTTCGATCCGCTCTGCTATCTTAAATTAGCAGATGTAAGGGATGCTTACGCTGCGACTAAGTTGTTGGCTAAGTTTAAGGGTTTGACCCTTAACTATGACCTTGACAAAGTTGCAATCGAGAAATTCGAGAAATTCGAACTTCTCTGTAAGCAAACGAATAGTCGCTTTCGGAATCTCTCTCTTGACCCCCTATTTAAAGGGGCCAACGTTTGGCTGCATCACGCAGTCATTCGTAAAATAGAGAAATTACTAGGTGATTACGAGCCTGAAGAGATCTTCTCGATGCCGGACTGGGGTCCTGGAGCCTCTACCTTGATTAACAGGAGAGACGCCAGTGCTTCACGGAAATTCCAGAATGAAACTGGAATAACGCGTGACTTATTCGCCTTAATCCCACATAGGCTCTTCGTGGAAACTTATCCACATTGGGCCGATCACTTGTTACGTCAAGGTTATCCGACGTTTCAGGTAGGGAACAAGGTTATCACTGTCCCGAAAGATGCCACTACCAATCGCGTCATAGCTATCGAACCAGGACTGAATCTCTGGTTTCAGAAAGCTTTTGGCGATATGATAGGTAAGCGGCTTCAACGGGTGGGTATCGACTTAAGGGACCAGAGTAAGAATCAGAAGCTGGCTCTCCTGGGTTCAAAAACAGGAGAGTTAGCGACTGTAGATCTTTCCTCTGCGTCCGATTCGATTGCTTGGTCCGTTGTGCAAGAATTGCTTCCTGCAAAATGGTATCTCGCTCTCGACTCATGTCGGTCCCACTACGGCATGCTAAACAATGAAAATCGAAAGTGGGAG